TCATTGCTGTGCGTTAGGTTTTTGCAGGTACAAGTACGCAGTTTTTCTACTGAAAAGCAAATGTTTACCTACAGTCTGCCGAATGGTTTTGCAACCGTTGTTTTTGTGTACTTTTGCCCTAATGATATACAAGCTGCTCACCCTGTTAGTAATTATATTTTTCCTTACGCTGCTGCTTTCTGTAAAGCACAGCCGTAAAGGCTTATGGCAGCGTAACAATACCCGAAACAGCCGATTGTATACTTTTAGGGCATATATAGTGCTGGCGCTTATTGTATTGTTTTTGTTTTTCTCACTTTTCCGGTAGCACGTTATTATTTTGCCAAAATAAAGCCGCTGACAATACCTACCGCCAGCCATACATACCACTTTTTATACACTGGTATGGGTTGGGGTATCTCGGCAGCGGTAAGTTGGGTGGTGCGCAGGTAGGGGTTGGTATTGGTAACTTCTGTAACCAGGGTTTCTTTGCCCAAAAACCATTTGCGTTTGGTGCCGGTCATTACAATGGCGGTATTGGGTAGAGTAAGGCTGTCTATGCTAATACCGTTTTGATCTGACCTGTATTTAAACCCATACCACGCGTTTTTTAAAATCCCCTCGCGTTGAAATGTGCAAGGAACCGTGTCGGTGTAGCGGACGTTTATGGTATCTACCACCGTAACCGTGTTATACTTTGTAACGGAATGTACCTTACTAAAACCTTTTGCTAGTGTAGCGAGGGCCTTGTCTTTGTTTAATACCAACTGTTTTAATTGGGTCTTATCGGCCTGTAAAGTTCGGATGCTTACGGTTTGTACTCCCAGCGCATTGGTATAGTAGCGAAGGGTGTCTGTTAATGCCCGTTCGTTTTCATAGACGGTACTTTTTACGGTAGTACAGGTAGCGGTACTAAAAAGCAGCGCCACTACCACCGCTGCTATAAAAATGTTTTTGGTGCGTGTTTTCATACCAGTTTTTCTATGGTGTTAATAACTCCGGTGAGTACTTTGGCATAATCAGGAGCGGTGGCGTACCCCGCCTGGGCTATCGCGCGGGCAAACAATACGGGGTTGTGTTTTACGCTCAGTGCTTCGGTGTAGCGTTTGTTTTTCAGGAAAAACTGCGCGTGGTCTGTAAAGCACTCCTCGGCGGTACTATATTTCCTGAAATAGTCTTTTACCTTATAGCGAAACATTTTAACCCCGTTTCGTACAATAGGCGTTACGCTTATTATTACGGGGAATTTAAGGTCGGCACGGCGGCTATACTCTGTAGTGGTAATCAGCTGCTCGTTTCCGTTTACACCGTCGGTATCTTTTACGCCAAAAAACGCGTTTCCGGGAGCAGCTTTACCCCAGCCGCTTTCGAGTGCGGCCTGCGCCAATATGGCTAAGGCGCTGATGCCGGTTTTAGTCTCAGTAGCTCTGGCATGAGGCAGGTATTTTTTTACAAATTCTGAAGGTTGCATAGTTAGTGCGTTAAATCAGAAATATCAGAGCGGATTTCGCGGGTACGGCTCACAATGCTTTTAAGTAATTTCCAAAGGTTTTTTTTGTAGGCAGCCTCAAAGTTTTCCTTTACGGAGGTAAGTTCTATAACCACCAGCGCCAGTGAAATTATTTTGGTGAAAAAATAGTCGGCAGAGAACCAGTTCTTAAAAAATGCCGACAGCAGGAAATGATCCATAATATACACGGATAGTACCGCCGTATTATACAGCAGCACTTTAGCTGCAACGTCAGACAGTTTGCGGCTTTGGATGGATTTCCATCCACGTAGTTTAACCGATTTAAAAATGCCGGTAAAGGTATCCAGCGCAACGGCGCATCCTACGGCTATCAGCAGCCCGTGCAGCGGTACTAAAAACGAGAGTAACGAGCCTGCCAGGTATTGAAATGTTTTCACAATGCGAATATTTTAGGCAAATATTCTTTAGGTGGTTATGCCCCCGTCGGTAATGGTCCAGCCTTTATTCTGGACTAATGAATTTCGGGCAGCCTGTGCTGCCGCTGTATATTTTATGGATCCGAAGTGTGGTTTAAGCCCTGTTTTTACATTTTGCGAAGCCCAACTGTTTAACAGCGCATCGTAGTTTTGTTTGGAAAAATTGGTAGCGGATTTCCCTATCATAAAGTTATCCAGCGCGATTACGTTTGTGATATTCCAGTTGCCTATGTTTTGGTTAAAGGCGGTAGCCGACTGAAACATACCGTCTATTCGTGTTGTTTGAGCGGTATTCCAGTTGTTTAATGGCTGGTTAAACGCTACAGCACTTTGAAACATGGCTGTTAATATACTTGCAGCCGACATGTTCCAGTTATTTAGCGGTTGGTTAAATTTATTGTTAAAGCTAAACATATAAGAGAAGTCGGTTACATTTGATACGTTCCATGTACTTATGTCTTGGTTAAAGGAAGTTGAAGAAGCAGATGAAAATCCGCGGAACATACCACTTATGTTAGTGGCTGAAGCCGTATTCCAGTTGTTTAGCGGAGTGTTAAATACGTTATTGTAATTAAACATATAGCCGAAGTTCGTTACCTTACTTACATTCCAGCTGTTGATATTTTGGTTGAATGCCATTTGGTTACCGTCAGAAGCCCCGCGGAACATATTAAACATATTAGTAACATTTGAAGTATTCCAGTTGCCCAGCGGTTGGTTAAATTTATACGCCCTGCAAAACATTTGCGCCATATCTGTAACCGAGGAAGTATCCCAGTTATTTAAGGGCTGGTTGAAGGAGGAACAACCATAGAATAGGGATTGCATAGTTTTGACATTAGAAACATTCCAGTAGTTTATATCTTGATTAAATTTTGCTGCCCAGCTAAATGTATTAAATAAGTCGTCAACTGAGTTCGTATTCCATTGAGTTATTGCACTATTAAATTGTGTCGCATAGTTGAACATCAACCTCATACTCGTAACCTTTCCGGTATTCCAGTTGTTTAAAGGCTGGTTAAATACAGTTGCCCCATTAAACATGCTCCTCATGGTGGTTACGTTTTCGGTATTCCAACTGTTTAGCGGTTGGTTGTAAGACGAGGCATTAAAAAATGTACCCCGCATATTGGTTACATTGCTCACGTTCCAGTTGTCTATATTTTGGTTAAACGCACTGCAACCGTAAAAGGTTTGGTATAATGACGTACACGAACTCACATCCCAGTTGTTCAGGGGTTGGTTAAACGCCGTCGCCTCCTGAAACGTAAAACTCATATCAGTAACCTTTGAGGTATCCCAGTTGTTAACCGACTGATTAAATTGTGCTACCTGCCAAAAGAGCGAACTTAAATCAGTAACTTCAGAGATATCCCACTCCTCTATACGGTTAATGCGGCTGATGCTACTGCATTGTGCAAACATATAAGCCAGGGTAGTAGCACCTTTTAAATTCGGCACGTCTGTAACTGTGGCAAGGTTAAGATTACTGCAACCATAAAAAACATACCCCAGGTTGCCGGGCCTGAAACACCCCCATTGGGTAACCGATTTAATCTTCAGCCTGTCGCCGGCATAATTAAACCTGAATCCGTTAATAATGCCTTTTATGGTAATACGATACACACCACCTGCAGCGTAGGTATGGGTAACATCGGGTGCATTAAACGAGCGTATCCGGGATGAGGTACCGTCTCCCCATGAAACCGCAAAATCATATATGCCGCCTTCGTATAATGGAAGCGTTACTTGGTTTGATGCGCTACTCCCTGTACTGATAAGTGTAGTATCCCAATCGGAAATAAAAGCACTAAAAGGCTTTACCGATGCGTATTTAATAGCCGTTACTCCCATATCTATATCAATTCCAGTCGTCCAAATAATAATGCCTCTGATTCACTTCTAAACTTAATGCCAAACACACTGTATTGCCCGGCAGTGCGGGCCAGCTCTCCGGTTGGCTGCTGCAACGTTACATTTGGTTCCGCCGTAAAGCTGACCTGCGCTGTTCCGCTGGCGTCGCCCTCTATAAGGGTACCGGCTGAAAACACCTCTTCCGGAATGTGCACCGTTAGGGCAATGGTATTGTTAAACGACAGCCAGCAATTAGTGTCTTCCGCTGTAAGGGCATAAACGCCGTTTACTACATTCGGGTCATCGTCATTAATCTGTTTTACAGGCTTATTTACTTCGCTGCGCAGGGCAAAATAGTCGTCTGCCGCACCTGTGGGGACAATACGCTTCACCGTTGCCACCGGATCTTCAAACTCCACAATAATGCTGTTTCCCTCCGGATTACTGTATTTAATATCGGTTCCGTAACCGGTTGTATTTTGGTTCAGGCTGCCATAATGTATGGCATACGCATTACTCAGCGGCCCAGCATTTAACACCTGGGTATAGGTGGGTACAGTGGGTGTTGAAACAGGCTCCGGAATCACTTCAAGGTCATCTTCGGTAACTTGCTGTGCGCCTTGGCCATACTTACCCGTGCCGCCCACCCAAAGCCTGCGCTGTACAGCCCCGTTATATGTAGCCTCCAGAACGGTAAAGCGTTCTGTAATCGAGTCGAAACTCAGCGGTGCATTTACAGGGCGCTGGTTAATAACCGAAGAAATGAGCGGCAGGTTTATAGTGCCCAGGTTAATGTTTATGGTAGAGGGTGCCTGGTAAATCAGGTCTCTGTCCAGTACGCTGTAGTACACCGGCTCCAGGTTAGCAGCGGTAAGGGGTGTAGGACTATTACTTCCATTCGGTGCGCCGTAATCGCCTTTGCCCAGCCCGGTCATCTTGTATTTATAGATGCTTTTTGTACCTCTTCTACTACTTGGAATCACGCTAATGGCAAACCACACACTCTGCTTTTCGTTTACGGTAAACGCGGGTCCGTTATTTATGGCATTCAGCACGTTAGCCATGCTGAATGCACTAATGGTAAGCCTGCGCACAAGGTCTATATTATCCTGGTTTATGTCGGCGGCGACTGCACCCAGGGTAGTGCGCACATACAAAACATCGGCAAGGGCCGATTGTAATTGCGATGCCGAGTTGTATACCGAACCATTTACCATAAACTGGTTGTAGTGCGTTAGCGGCAGCAGCACATCGGCGCGGTCATAGCAGTTAAAAATTTCGAGCTGGTTACCCGAAACATGGGTTATATAGTTTTTAAGGTATTCTATGCCGTTTAAAGAAAACCGTTTACTGTTTACGGTGCGTATTACGTGCATTAGCCCAGTTTTTTAATATGAAATCCTTTGCCCGGGGCGCGGTGCCCACATGGCTTGTAATCGGGGTGGGCAGTACGTGTAAGGTAATTTTTTACATTGCCCCAAAGCTGCATGGCTGCTTCCCGGTTTTGGGCATAAATGTTTTTTTTGGCCAAAGCATCAGCCGGGCGGCTGTTGTCGTTAAGCTTTTCTACCATGCTAAACGCTGTATCTATGTACGACCCAAAGTACACATAACGCGCATAGGCAAAGTACGCAAGCACCATTTTTAGCCCGTAGTTAATATACTCTATGCCATCATGCGTATAGGTGCCGTAATCCAGCAGGGAGGCATTGCCTTGCGGATTTTCGGTAATTTTTTTGTACAGGCTTTCGCCAATGAGCGGTTGCAGATCCAGCAGCTGGGCATCCAGTATCTGTTCCTTCAGCTTGTCGTCGTAGGCAGATTTAGAGAGCTGCTTGTAGCGGGCTATGTCCTCACGGGTTATCAGGGGCTGGTACTCCATCGTCTATCAGTTTTATGGGTTCTACAATCAGGTTTTTGTAATCGGGCATTTGTGCCAAAATTCGGCTTAGGGTAGCCGTAAGCAGGGCACGCTCTTTAGAAGTGTTTTCCCAGTAGGTACGCTTCATTTCGCGTATGGCCTCGCCACTGTTGCCAAACAAGGCACTGTCATTCGTTTTTACCAAACCCGATGGCAGGTTGTTAAACGCCACCAGTATGTTTTCGCGCACGCTGCTTTCGGTATAGTTAAACAGCTCGTCGTCTATTTTACTTTCTATCTGTTTTATTAAAATGGCATCTTCCAGTTTTTCTCCCGCAAAATCCATTTCCAGGCACAGCACCCCGCCGGTATTATCGGCGCCAAGGCTGTCTTTAATCGCTTTCTGAAATGCCTCGCGTTCGTTCTCGGCTTCCCGGTAGGCGGTGCTTGCGGGTTCTAGCCCGCCGCTTATAAGCGGACGCGTTACCACCAGGGTATTGCCAAAAAAGCCACGGCGCAGCAGCCTGTTTTTATAAATACCTGCCTGTGCCTCGCTATCGCAGTCTTCGGCAACCGAGTCGATGCGGCTTAGCGGATAAATCAGCTTGGTATCCATGTTTATAAACAGTACCTGGCCTTTGTAGTGTTCCCAGCCGCCTGCCGCTTCTACTTGCGCGTCGATTACCGCTTTGCGGGGGTTGTACACGTCTATAAGCGTTATACCGCTGCGTTTTGGATTAAACCATTCTTTGCATACGGCTATCTTTCCGGCATAATCGGTACTGTCTTTTTTGCCCACACGGCACCATTCGTAGGGCAGTATGCTTACATCGGCTATTTGGTACAGGGCGTTGTAGTTAATGTGTATAAATACGCCGCGCTGTTTTACTATATCTTCGGCAAGGTCATCGGCAAAATCTATAAGGCGCAGCTTTTTAGATGCGTTTACTATGCTATTATCGGCTTCGGGGCCAAAGCCTTTGCCCAGCAGGTACTGTACCATTATGGCAGCGGCGCTCTTTGCGGTAACGCTGTTGTTTATAAGCCGGTCCATGCGCTCAGGGTAGGCGTTATCTACATCATTAGCATACACATCGGCGCTTTTGCTCCATGGAGTAAGGCGTTTCCAAACCTCTACAAAAAGCGTTTTCATGGTTAGGGCTGGTTTGGTTCTAAATCTTCTGATTCGCCCAGCAACTGCGTATCTTCATTTACATGTGCGGGGTGTGGCACATCGGCTGGCGGGTTAGTATTATCCGCCACCGGGGCATTGCCGGGCTGGGGCATTTCGGCAAAATACCGCACGCCGTTAGGCTGGTTCAGCAGCATAAGGGCGTAGGCATCGGTAAGGTTTTGGTTGTTTATAAGTATATCAGATCCTTCCTGTAGCGGAATGTTTTCGTAGCATTCGTGTAGGCGGTACCTGCAGGTGGTTTCCATGGTTGTAATATAGTTTTTGTACTGCTGCAAATATTGGTTTAAGCACCGTGGGCACTGCGGGTTTAGCGGCCCAGGGAAAATAGCGGTATACGCCCTGAGGAACACCTCAAGGTACCGCTCGCCCTTACCCGAAACTCCGCGGGTAAGGGTGGCGATATCCATGTTTTTAAAATCCATGTAGGTTTGGATATTTGTTTTAGCCTGCCGACTCTTCGGTATCAAGCTTGGTGTCAAAGTACTCTTTTGTAGCACTGTAGCCCGTGGTAAGGAGCAGGTTTCGTGGTGGCGTAGGCTCTTCAAAACCGTCTACGCTGGCCATTTCAAACATAATCATGTTGTCGTTTTCCTTGCTGCTGTTTGTCATGGTGCTCATTTCTAAGCCCGATGCCAGCCCCAGGATTTCAAACGCGTCGGCACTACCGGTACCTTTCCACATTTGCTCTACCACAATAACGTACTTGTCGCCCTGTGCCAGTGTGGCGGCACTTTGTTTGTTAGCCGCGCCGGGGTTAAAAATCACGCCGCTAAAGGTGTGCTTGTACTTGTCTGGCGCGTTCTCTTTTTTAACGAGTTCCCACGCTTTGCCGTTGGCCTGCTTTATGCCTTGCAGCCTGCATACCGATGCGCCTGTGGCCAATTGTAGTGCGGTTACCACCAGCGGGTTGGTAGTGCTGTAGGTAGCTCCGGTTATATCTTTTTTCTTGATTATGAGGATGTTTTGCTCAATGCCGCCAATGGGGCTGTTTACGCAATCAAAGTTGATATCGTGTAATAGTGTGCTTGTGCAATCAGACATTTGTTGTTTTTGTTTAAAAAAGTCAAATCTTTTTTTGGTTGGAAGTCGGAAGTCGGAAGTCCGATGTCGGAGGTCCGATGAAGGATTTGAGTGGTTTCCCCTCCTGCGGAGGGGTGCCCGCAAGGCGGGGTGGGTATCTGCAAATTCGTACGGTAAAGTGTATTTCCCACCCCGGCTTTCAGCCACCCCTCCGAGGGAGGGGAATGCTCACTCAGTCTTGGTTTTCAGTCTCAGTCCTCAGTGCTCACTCAGTTGTTTAGTAACACAGAGATACACAAAGCAAGCGCAGAGATTCTCAAAGGTTTTTTCTCTTGATAAAGCTCACAAAGCATTCCTGCGGAATGGGGAAAGACCGCTTAGTGTTTCGCCTGAGTGGTTTCCCCGCCTAGAAAAGGGAATGCTCACTCGTGTACCTTCATCCGACCTCCGACTTCGGACCTCGGACCTCTCCGTCTGAGTAAGCCAACCTGAAACCTGAAACTTTAAACTAAAATTAATACGCCGCCACCGTCATGTACGGTTCCAGGTGCTTGGCATCCAGGGTATAGGCAGCGTCTATAATGTTTTGTTTGTTTACGCGGTCGTAAAACACATCGAGCTTGGCAAGGTCTTCGGCATTTAGCGTACCTACCGGAATGTTGCTCTTGGTGGTAAACACTGCACGGTGCGGCAGGTAGTACTTGGTGCCATCGTTTTGGTAGTCCTTAATAAAGCGGTCCCAGTCGTAGCGCACCTTGATTTCAATACCATCAAAATACAGCTTTGGCCTGCCTTCTTCTACCACTTCCAGGTAACCCGACCCAAGGTTTTTTTCGCGTAGGGTAGCGCGGTAGTTTTCGGCTATAGAGCGAGTAACCAGTATAAAGGCATCGTCTGCAGATAGCAGCCTGTCGTCGGCTTTGGTTACCATTTTTTCCAGAATATCCAGTGCCGCATCCGGAGCCAATGCCTGTGTAGCGTAAGTCGACTGGCTGTTTGCCGAAATAGCCACACGGTTAGACGCGGTGGTACCTACTTCGGTAAAAATTTGCTTAAACAAACCGTCAAACGAGTTCAGTACGGCAATATCGGGTACGTTGTACAGGTGGTTGGCGTTGGCAGTCTGTGCGGTAACGCCGGCTACATCAAACCACACTTTGGTATGAATGTTTTCCTTAAGCGCTTCCTCTACCACGGCTATGATAACGCCCAGTTCCTGGCTGCCCACAAGGTCGAAAAAGTCGGGGTTAATGCGCTTGGCTTTGCGGAACACCTTCATAAGCGATTCCATTTGCCCCTGGCAGTGCGTAAGGCGGAACTCCTCCAGCACCGGCGTCCAGAATTTCTCGGTTAGGTTAAAGGTAGTATCGGTAGGGGTAGGGCCACAACCCGATGCTTTTTTACCCAATAGCCCCAGTTTGTTTGCAAAGGCAATTTGCGTATCGGTATCTATACCGGTTTCTATTTCGTGAAACTCGGCAATATCCGAATTGTTAAATACACGCTCAAAAATTACTTCGCTTACCGCATCTATTTCGCGGGGGTTAAGCGTAAATTCCTGGTCGTTTCTGCGTTTAATAAGAGGCATTACTTACTTTTTTTTGACTGCAAATATTCGCGGATGCCTGTAGCGCGGTCGGCCTGTGCCGGTTTGCGTACCGTAGCCCTTTGTCCGTCTATGCTGTAGCGGCTGCCCACCTGTCGTTTTAGTGCCATTACCTCGGTTTTAATTTGCGCAAGCTGGCGTTTCAGGGCTTTGTTTTGCGCCCTTAACGATGCCGTTGCCGGAGCCGCGGCAGGGTCTGCTTCGGGTTCGATAATATCGGTAAGTTCGCCTGCAGTAAACACGTAGGTAGTACCATCGGGCAGCAGGTATTCGCCCTCGGCAGGAGCACCGTCTACGGTGGCGGTAGCGCCAATTTCTACCACATCGGCATCGGCAAGGTCTGTAAAATCAATTTCGGCACCGGTGGCATCCTGTACCAGCTTGTTAAAAATTTGGGGCTGGTTAAACTTGCCCAGTACTCTGGTAAACAGGCTCTCCATCCAGTGCCTGTCTTTTTCGCTAAAAGTTCCTCTCATGGGTTTATTAGTATTCAAATATGCTTTGGCTACTGCCTTTATGGGTTGGGTTGAGGTGGTAAACCCCAGTGCGCTGAGCTGTGCCGCGCTAAGCCAGGTTTCGTTTTTCAGCAGGGGCAGTATGGCTTCCTTTTGTACGCTGAGGGCTTTGGTATAAAAGCCTACCATTTTGTGTTCTACCTGCCGTAGCTGGGCGGCAAACTGCTCTATTTCGTCGGCGGTGCCCATGCTGCCTCCCCAGGGCAGGTGAATCATAAACGGGGTGTTTTCGCGCAGTTGTCGTTTGCTGCCGGCCATAAAAATCACCGTGGCTATGCTGGCTACTATGTCGCTGCCTATGGTGGTAAGCGGCTTACGCAGGGCACGCAGGTAGTGGTAAATGTCGAACCCTACGTCTACCAGCCCGCCTTCGCTGTTTATGTGTACGTTAAAGGCAGTGGCGGAGGGTTGTTTTTTTACCTGGGCTACCACATCGGCCAGGGTTACGCCGGGGGTACCGTCAAAAGTGCCTATCTGGCCCGAGATGTAGATGTTTCCGGTCATTTTTGGGTTTGGTTTAAAGTTTCAGGTTTCAGGTTTAAAGTCTAAAGTCTAAAGTTGGCTTACTCGTACCTACAAATTCTTAATACTTAATACTTAGTTCTTAATACTTACTGTTCAATTCTTCTTCAGTACTGAAATTCTTTTGCAAAGTTACGGCGGGTTTCGGGGCAAAGTACTGAATGGAGTTGTGCAGTGTTTTTGGTTTTGATTCAGGTTTTCTACTCAGTTGTTTAGTAACCCAGAGATACCCAGAGTAAGCGCAGAGATTCTCAGAGGTTTTATTTTTACATTGCTTTGAGAGTTCACGGAGCATTCCTTCGGAATGTAGCATTGCTCCCCAATCACGCGTGTCATGGCGAGCGGAGGTACGGAGCGCGGCCATCTTTTTCACCACAAAGCGCACCAAGTTTTTTCACGAAGTTTTAAAAGGTTTAGTAACACAGAGATACACAGAGCAAGCACGGAGATTCTCAGAGGTTTTATTTTTAAATTGCTTTGAGAGTACACAAAGCATTCCTTCGGAATGAGGCATTGCTCCCCAATCACGCGTGTCATGGCGAGCGGAGGCACGGAGCGCGGCCATCTCTTTCAGTCGCAGTCGCAGTTTTGCTTCGCCAGTTCGGCTTACGCCTCGTGTCAGTTTGCTTACTCAGTTGTTTAGTAACCCAGAGATACACAGAGCAAGCACAGAGATTCTCAAAGGTTTTACTATTGCATTGCCCTTAGAGCTCACAGAGCATTCCTTCGGAATGTAGCATTGCTCCCCAATACGCCTGTCATGGCGAGCGGAGGTACGGAGCGCGGCCATCTTTTTCAGTCGCAGTTTCCACTGCTTACTCAGTTGATTAGTCACACAGAGATACACAGAGCAAGCGCAGAGATTCTCAGAGGTTTTATTTTTAAATTGCTTTGAGAGTACACAAAGCATTCCTTCGGAATGTGGCATTTCTCCCCAATCACGCCTGTCATGGCGAGCGGAGGTACGGAGCGCGGCCATCTCATAAGTTTTTTGTTTCAGGTTTTGTACTAATGGGTTTTTTCGTGGCAAATAAAGATGGCTTCGTGCCTCGCCATGACAAGTGTAAACTGAAGCGGCAAACCGCCATTGCAAACTACATTTCCCACCCCGGCTTTCAGCCACCCCTCCGAGGGAGGGGAATGCTCACTCGTGTACCTTCATCCGACCTCGGACTTCGGACTTCCGACCTCCCCGTCTGAGTAAGCAACCTTAAACTTTAAACCTGAAACCTGAAACCTGAAACAAAAAACTAAAACTACAAACTCATCGTATAGCGTTCGGGCAGGTCTATGTCTATGGCAAAGTTAGTAAGCTCCTGGCGAGGGTTTTTTATACGCGCCGAATTGGTTTTTACCGAAACCTCTACCCAGTTGTGGTAGTTGCTGCGGCCAAACGGTGTGCCGGTAAACAGGTATACCTTAGGGCTTTCCAGCAGGTTTTGCACTATGTTTCGCTGTGGTGGGGTAAGCAGTTCGGCTACCAGCTTTAGTGTGTCTTGAGACTTGCGGCCTATTTGCGTAGTACGCCCAAAGCTATCGGCAAGGTTGTTGAAATCAGCGTCCAGTTCGCCCAAATCTTTTACGCTGCGGTCTGTGGCGTAGGTGTTTTCAAAAAGCCAGTAGCTGTAGCCGCCCTGGTTGTTAAGCCATTTAAGGTACACCCCAGAGCAGTGCGGCGCCTTGTCTACGGTAAGGGTGTACACATCGGCATCATCCTGGCGCGAAACAAGCAGCGGATTGCTCCCCGGTACCAGCGCTATAAAATCCTCCAGGGTAACATCCGTACGCCCGTCTGAAATAAACAGCCTGCTGCATGCCCCGTTCATGGTAAAAGATTCCTGCTGCAGGTTGGCCGTATTTTTAAGCGTAAGGGCAGGCGTGGTGTTGTACAGGCATACGTCAAACGGGTAACCTTCCCAATACTTTACGTACCATTGGTTAGCCGTATGTGGCAGGGCCGGGGTAAGCACCTGAAAATCGGTTACGCTAACCGGGCGATAATCCGTATGCTGCTGCACTGCCGCCAGCCACACCAGGTTTTTGGTTACGGTATCTGTAATTACAGGGGTGTTGTTGCCCGATGCGGCCGGCACTACGTTTATGGTAAGGCTGGCGGTAAGCAGCCGCCCATCTGAAGCCGGGTACACAAACGACTGGTGGTCTGCCACGCTCAGGTCGGTTACCGTGGTGTCGGCAAAGTTTTTTGTATTGATAAGTGCCGTTACATAAGGCGAAAGATTGCAGTAAAACGTGCCGCCGGGGCTGGGGTACAGGCGTATGGGTTGCAGCGTGCCCAAGGTTACCTCGGCATAGGCGGGTGCGGTTATGGTAGTGCTGTAAAAGCCCAGCACATCATTATTATACGCCATGCGCAGGGCGTTATCGGGTTGCATTTGTGTAAACTGTATCATGTAAGTTTTGTTTTTAGAGAATCAAAAAATTGTTGGGCCAAAGTATCCAGATACACCGGTGCCACCTTATCCATTATTTGCTGAATACGCGCCGGGGTTACCACCTGGGCTATAAAGTCTTCCTGCCCGGCAGGGGGTTGCCAACCCATACGTGCTATTTTGCGGGCAATGAGAAACGCCAGGCTGCTTACCGAAATTTCTTTACCCAGCCGGGCTGCTATGCCTTTTTGGGTAATCCATTGTTCTATGGCTGCGCTGGGTGGTGCCTTGCCGGGGCCGCGTCCGTTTATGTAACCATCGGCTACGAGCGTAAAACCGTTGGGGAGCTCCTGCACCTGTACTGTTTCGGCCCAGTGCCCGGATGCTGCCCTGCCACTGCTGCGGTACTGGGCTATAACTTCCTGCCGCAGCTGTTCCATCTCGGCCCTGAAAATTTCCTGTACGTTAGTTTCCATAGGCCTGGGGTACGGTTATGGTGTACGAACACAGCAGGCCATCCATATTGGCATCGAGCGCATCGGTTACGTCTATGTTTTCCCACTGGGTTACGGTAAGCCCGTGGCAGGCGAGGTCGTTACCCAGCAGGGCAAAAAGCTGTAGCAGCGGTGCTATGCCTGTGGCATATTTTCCGGTTTCGGTAGGGTTGCCTGTTTCGGCATAAAAAGGCAGGGTGTAGTCGGCGTGCTTTACCAAAAAGAATTTCCCTTCGTACAGGATATTTTCTATACGGGTGCCGCTGCTGTTGTACTGGCTTTTGCGGTTGGTAAATTCGTGAAGCAGGTACACCTTGCCGGTGTCTTGTGCGGCAGTGCCGTCGAGCAGGTTAAGGGCTGCTTTTTTACCATAATGGTATTCCAGTGCGCGGGCATCGGCCACGGAATGGAGTATGCGTACAATGTCGGTCATGTTTTTTTATTTTTGTTTAAGGTTTAAAGTTTAAGGTTGCTCACTCCGTTGATTAGTAACACAGAGATACACAGAGTAAGCACAGAGATTCCCGAAGTTTTTTATCGGTATGAGTCCGCAAAGCATTCCTTCGGAATGGAGAGCGGATAGTCTCAGTTTGCGGTCTCAGGCGGCAGTTTTCAGGTATGGGTAAGCAACTTTGCACGAGGCGTAAGCCGAACTGGCGCAGCAAACCACAAACCATAAACCGTTTCGTCATGGCGAGCGGAGGTACGGAGCGTGGCCATCTCATTAGTTTTTTTGTTTAAGGTTTACTCAGGCGTGCCACTGCGACTGAAAACCCACCCCGCCCTGCGGGCACCCCTCCGGAGGAGGGTAATGCTTACTCGTACCCATCATCGGACATCGGACCTCCGACCTCCGACCTCGGACTTCCGACCTGAAAACTGCCAACTAAAAACCGTGGCAACTTTTACTAAATTTGTACTCTGGATTCCATCTGAAATCTGAAATCAAAAAAATCTGAAATAGTATGTTTTCGTGGTTTAAAAAGAAAAAAGAAACGCCTAAGCCTGTGGTAGACCTGAGTCACCTGCCGGCGCTAAACGAGTGGGGTGTGTTTTTTAACGGTAACGGGGTAAGCCTTTCCAGCCGATGGGCGGGCGGGGTGCCGGGTACCGAAAGCGAAACGATTTTCTTAAAAGCATTCCCCGATGTGCCGCAACTGGAGCGCGCTACCTTTGCCGACTGGCTGCATATTTCAGATAACGGGATTTACCTGCAACAGCTTACCCCGGTTAATGGCCAGGGTAGTACGCTGCTGTTTCTGGATTTTGAAACATGGAACGCCACCGCGCTAAAAACAAATATTACCGCTACACACTGGAGCAGCGGCTACCATGAGGGTAAGCCGGTGCTGTTTCTGGGTGATGAGGTTTTTTATATTTAGTTTTCAGTTTTCAGTCTCAGTTTTCAGTCTCGGTCTCAGTCTCAGTTTTCAGTCTCCCCTTGCGCCTGTCATGGCGAGCGGAGGTACGGAGCGCGGCCATCTCATAGGTTTTTTGTTTAAGGTTTCAAGTTGCAGGTTGCTCACTCGGTTGATTAGTAACACAGAGATACACAAAGCAAGCGCAGAGATTCACAAAGTTTTTCTTCTTGATAAAGTTCGCAAAGCATTCCTTCGGAATGGGGGAGTGGGCAGTCTCAGTTTGCAGATCAGAGTAAGCAACAATAAACCACAAACCATAAACCGTTTCGTCATGGCGAGCGGAGGTACGGAGCGCGGCCATCTTTGGTTGTAATTTTTTACAACAAAGCGCACCAAGTTCTTCACAAAGTTTATAAGGGTTTTAATCCAAAGACTCTCAAAGCAAGCGCAGAGATTCACAAAGTTTTTCTTCTTGATAAAGTTCGCAAAGCATTCCTTCGGAATGGAGAGCGGATAGTCTCCGTTTTCAGTGTCCCCTTGCACCTGTCATGGCGAGGAACGAAGCCATATTAGGTTGTAATTTTTTACCACAAAGCGCACCAAGTTTTTCACGAAGTTTAAAAGGGTTATAGCCCAAAGATTCCCGAAGCAAGCGCAGAGATTCTCAAAGTTTTTCTTCTTGATAAAGCCCGCAAAGCATTCCTTCGGAACGGGGGAGCGGATGGTCTCCGTTTTAGTCTCAGTTTTCAGTCACAGTTTTCAGGTCAGAGTAAGCAACCTTAAACTTTAAACCTGAAACCTGCAACCAAAGAAACTACCTCCCCTCCATAAACGCTATAATGCTAAACATACAGCGTTCGCTAATTTTATAGGTATCGGCTACGTTACCGGCGGCGCGGGTTTTTTTGGTGCGGCCGTATTGTTTTTTCAGGATTTCGGCTTCGGTAAGGTAGGCTTCGTAGTACACTTTCCAGTCCAGTATATGCGTGGGGATAAACCCCTGCGACATCAATTGTAAAAACGTATCTCCCAGGGCGGTAATGCTTTGGTAGCGCGTCATTATTACCATTTTTTTTCAGGACAAATATCATTGCTGCGCACCTTGGCACTCAGCGGGCACTTGCACACGTGGCAGTACGTGCCTTCTATTTCGGTAAGGCGGTCTGTAACAAACGCCAGTAGTTTGCCGTGCCTTAGGTTAGGGCAGGCAGCACAAATGGCAGCCCGGCCGCGGGCGGTTTCTTCGGTTACTTCGCTTTTACTGAGGAAGTTTTTCCAGCCCGACAGAATTTTTTTAACCATATAAGAAAATATTCTTCATAAAATATTGTTTGGAAACAAAAACCTATTATATTTGTACCCGTACCAGCGTTGTGCAAAAATGCTGATACCTACAAAAACGCTTCTCTTTCCACCATTTATATGCTAAAAGCTCCCTGTGCTGCAATGACGGGGGGCTTTTTTGTTTAGCGGCGTTTTTTGGTTTATTTAAATTTTAGCTAAGAAAATAATCTGTGTTTTTCTTTGCGGTTTAATAAAATCCATTATATTTGTCCCGTAAAACCAAATCATTTTAACCAAACCAATCTTTTAATCCATTTCATATTACATAAACCAATTACCTAATCCATTCATTATCATGAAAAAAATCTATGTACTTTTTACCCTTATGGTGCTGTCATTGGTACAGGCACAGGAAAGTTTTCCGTTTATCCGCCCGGCCCTGCTAAAAGATACTGAGGTTACCGTTGTAGATAATAAAGTTTCGGGCACTTACGGGTACTTCAGCGAATTTTATACAGATCGTGATATGAAGGAGCACTACATGCCGGTAGCCGATTTTAAGAGCCGTTCTAAAAGAGAGGCGTTACTAGGCAGGGTATTTCAGGTAATAGATGTAGATGAGCAGAAAGAAGTTGAAGGCCAGGTTGTAGCCCGGGTAATTTTGCGCGACAAAGAAAATAACATATTATATTACCGCTACCGTTCTGGCGACGATTATGAGTATCCTTTAAAGGTAACAGGCGGGCTTAAACTGCCTGCAGATTTTTACTGTGATTATATAAATGCGCCCGGTCAATCTTTAGATACCGGTCTTTACATACAACCCGGCTGTCATTTGTTAAAACAAACTGGGGACAATGAAGTAGAGTACTCTTTAGTCTGTAACATGTTTTCTAAAACAGGAGGTAAAGCACCAGAAAAGGTAACGCTTGTGTTACAAAATGGTGCGCCACTTGTAGTAAATGCTTATGTAGAAGTTAAGGTACACTCTGCCAACTCCTTTAAATACTCGTTTTCGTTTTTATTGTATGGCAAAAACCTTGCAGCCGTAAGAAAAAACAAAATAAAGACCATTAAAGTAGATACTGCTTCACTGGATTTTAACGGTACAAAGCTTAGCGGCATTATAGAGTGTAGCGAAAAAAAGACTATAAAGAAATAACAGTATAAACTGCCGCCATTACAGCGGCAGTTTTTTTATTTAAAAATTAGCCGCCTGCCGTACCTTAACGTAGCTGCTGCTTTGGGTAACAATATCCTGCACGGTAACCACCGGAGCCGGTATGGCGGCGTTGGCCTGCGCTATTTTGGCCGCCAACTCGTCAAGGTTTATGCCTTGCTGCGCCACCTCTCGAGATACTATGCCGCCCTGCGCAAAGTAATTACCGCCCGTGCTGCCACCGCCCCCTGCCGGAAAGGTGTTGTTAAACGCCATAAAGTGACGTGCCGCATTGCGGTTCATTACCCCGATTACCTCGCCGGCTTCGGCTTCAAAGCGGGTACCGTCTTCTCCGGTAAACAGCGTGCCTCCCTGGCTGTGGCGTTTTCTACCTATGCTAAACAGGGCACCTTTTTCGGCCTTAGGAGTTTTTGTTGAGGTTATCTTTTTAACGTTAGCCAGTCCGCTGGCTACCGCAGCTGCAGCCACTATGGCACCACGAATGGGCGATGTAGGGTCGCCGGGTATTAGCTGAGAGGTATACGCCTTTTGTGCAGCAAGGTAGGTGTCTATGGTGGTTTGTGCTATTGCAGCAGCTTTACCGGCAGCGGTATTTTTACCCAAAAGTTCGGCTACTGCACTTAAAGACTGGCTGGTAAGCGACATCTTATTATCAAAAACGGCCTGGTCTATTTTTTTAAGGTTGTCGGCATTTTTTTCTTCCTCTGCCTTTTTTAGCGCGTTATACTGTTCTTCGGTTAGCTTTTTTTGATTCAGTCTTGTATCAAGGTCATCCATAGCCTGTTTGTGCCGCGCATCTTCATCCATACGCTGCAACTCAAATTCTGATTGGGCATTGGCACGTTTAATTTCTAATTCTATCGCTTCTTTCTCGGCTAATTTCTTTTTTTTGTCGTCGTCATCAGCTTTAGCATTAGCGTCTTTTGTTTTTTGTATGTTTTCGCGTTCGGCATCATATTTATCTGTAATAGCTTTTTTGGCTTTTTCGTATTCTTCGGTATTTATTAGTCCGCTATCACTGCGCTGCTTTAGGTACGCCAGCTCTTTAGCCTCAAGCGCCGCTATGCGCTCGCCCTCTTTTTTTATGAGTTCGTCATTAATTTTATCAACGGAAATAAGGCTTTTTTCGTTTGCCGATATATACGCTTTCAGTTCCTTTTCGGCATAGCTGGCGGTAGTTTCGGCCTTTTGTTTCAGCAGTTTTATGTCTTCCTGCTGCTTAGCCTTATCCCGCTCTGCCTTAGCCTTAGCGGATTTATCTGAAGCGGCAAATTCAGCGTTTATTATCTTCAGCTTGCGGCGGTGCACTTCCTCGGCTATTTCCAACTCCTCCTTCATGGTATGTGCTTTGGCGTTTTTGCTTTCCACATACATATCCAGTTCCAGCTTTTGCAGGTCTATGGCATCCCTGGCGGCTTTTGCAGCCCTTTGTTTACGCGCTTCCGCGGCTTGTTTTTGCTGTTCTTCGTCGGCTTTGCGCTTTGCGGCGGCATCTTGTGATATTTTAGCCCGCTCTGCCTCGTACGACGCCAGTATCTTTTTTTCTTCGCCGCTTATATTCAGGCGATCTATGTTAGCCTTTTTAAGGGCGTCGATTTCCTCCTGGGTAAACTTTTTTACCGTCATCATTTTCTCAGCATAGGCAGCACCCTGCTTTTGCAGTTCTTCTAACTCTTTTTTGCTGAGGCCTTTGCCCAGTGCGGCACTCGTTACCGCATTATTGTATGCGTCCTGGCTGAGTTTTTTACGCTCCTGCAGGTTTGCCTTTTCTAGTTTATGGGCGTCGTCAAGGGCTTTAAGGCGATCCTGTTCTGTTTTGGTTTGGTCTTTAGCCACCTTCATTAACTCATCTATGCTTTGTTTTGCCTTTAGGTTGCGTTCTTCCTGAACGCTCATGGCAGCACTTAACTTTTCTTCGCTATTTTTAAGAGCCTCTTTCTCTTTAGCCAATTGTTGTGCGGCGCGCCCTGCCTCGGTGCTGGAGCCTACAAAATCAGCAAAGCCTTCTATAACCAATGCAATACCTTCTGCCAATAGCTGCAAAGGCTTGTTTACTAATTCTATTACCGGGCCCAGTGCCGCAAAGGCTTTTTCTACTGCCTGGGTTACGGGCGGAAAACTCATAAGTTTTTGTATTAGCGGGCCCAGCACGCTCAGCAAAATCCACAGGGGGTTAGCCGTTATAGCCTTGCCTACACCCGTTATACCGGTTTTCATTAACGAAAACGAATCAGAGAGCAAATTACCCGCTCCACCTGCCGCCTCGGCACGACTTACAAAACCACTAATGCCACCGTTAAATACGTTTACGGCATCAAAGGCTTCGGTTGCCATCTTTTTGTAATCATTCATGGTAAGGGTACCGCTTGATTGCAACTCGTTAGCTTCGGCTATTTTTCTATTGTTGTCTTCTATCTTTGCGCTTATACTCGCCAGATTATCCAGGTAATTACTGTCTGCAGTATTCAGCTCATCGCGTAGCTTTACAAGTTCCCGGTTTTGTGATTCGCAACTCCGCTGTGATTTAACGTTGGCATTGAGCGTTTTTTCAAGTTCCTTATTTGTGCTGATGCTTTTTTTATGGGCATCTTCCAGGTTATCCAGCTCTTTTTTGTAGTCTGATACGGCTTCTTTTTGTTCTTTTAATTCGGCTTTAAGGTTTTTATACTCATCGGTATTTTCTTTGTTTTCCGCCTTTAACTCTGCCATCCGGTCTTTCAGTTCCTTTACGGCGGCCTGGCTTTGCTTAAGGTTTTCGTTAGCTTCCCGTGCATCGGCACTTACTTTTAATAAAATTTCTTGTTTACTGCTCATGGTCAGGGTATTGGCAAATATTGGCGCAAGCTGTAACTCAGGCTACCCGTACCATCTCGCAGGTGGTGGGTTTTCCGGGTACGTAGTTGGTTATCTTATTCATAACAAAATTGCCTCCCAGCTGGGCTATATAGTATTTCTTTTTAAAATCGAAATTAGCCACATCGGCTTCAGACAGCCAAAGCTGCGCGCTTACCACAATAGTTTTTTCCAGTATGCGTTGCAGCGGTGCATAGTAGGTTTGCAAAATCTGGCTAAACGGAAGCCCCGTATAATCTTCGGTAAGGTAGCTGGTACAGGTGCCGTTTTGCTGCGGGTTAGCATTGCTTTTTACAAAAACCGATGTGTTTTTGCGCTCGGCACGCATAAGGTAATAGCGCTTATCCAGCGGCTTGTATTTAATAGAAGCTTCGCCCTCTGCCGGGTTTTCTTTAATTTCTTTATCCCACAGTTTGTACACGTTAGTAGTGCGCCCCAGGTAGGTTACGGTTTGTTTTTCGGGGCTGTATATCCTTGATTTAAATAAATCGGTGCTATCGTTAAGGTTGGCATTCAGTACGGTAAGGTAGCCATCGTTATGCGACTGCTCTTTGTCGTTATACGCATACCTAAACCAGTTTTGCTGGGCATAATTGCCGGTTACATACTCTTCCTGAAGTTTTTTTACAAACTTGCTGCTCCAGTCTGCCACGGTACCGGTTTCCAGCAGCTCGTGCAGGGTAAGGAATTCGTAATGGTTTTCATACCTGCGCTTGTACATGGTAAGCCCAAAGCGCTGCACGATTTCGGTAAGGAAATCACGGATGGAAAAATCAGCAAACGCCTGCGAAAAGTCGATCTGCGAAGGGTCTCTCTTGGTAATTTTTAGCGTAACTATACTGTTGTTATTGTTTATGTAATACGCGTTTTGCGAATAATTTGGCGCGCCAAATACCACTGTAAGCGTGGTGCCTGCCGCCAAATCCATTTCCTGTGCAAAGATAAATGCGTTTGGCACGTTTGGCTTCGGGTTAAGGCTTATACCGTACGGTATATTTTGTACCGGTTGGTTTTGTACATTTAAAGCCAGGAACACATTAGTAGCCGAAACCGGTGAGTGGTAAAAGTCGCTGCCCTGAGAGGCATTTACCGTAGCCGAGATTTCTATGTAGTAGCGCCCTGCCTGGTTAATTTTTATGTAGCTGGGGCTGTTGGCGTTTATAATATCATTCGGGTCCGGGTCCGGGTCTGTGCGGGTATCGGCAAACGCGCCCAGCCAGCGGTGTGGCACGGTGTTAGGGCCCTGCACAAACCAGCCGTGAGGCGCATCAAACAACACAGGGTTTTGGTCAGAAAGGTTTGGTACCCCTTTCGGAAACGTGAGCCACAGGTTTTTAAAATCATCCGAATTAAACACGCTCCCCGACCAGCTAAAGCCGTAAGTGCCAAATATTTTCTCCCAAAGGTAGCTTACCTTAACGGCTGGCACCAGGTAGTCAAAATTTACACTTAGCCCCGTTGCGGGCGGATTTGCTACGGTATTATCGCCATTGTAGTCGGCCAGTATGTAGGCGTATTTATTGGTGTTTTCAAGGCTGGTATCCCAGGAGTCTTTTATGGCGGCAAAGGTTTTTTTATGGGTAAGATCGTCTAGCCCCAGCGCCGAAAGGTTTTTGTTTTCCACGGCCTTGTACAGGTCTATAATACCATCGTAAATAACCACATCGTAACCGTCGCCACCATCGGTAACCACCGCCCAGCCGTTGTACACAAAGCATTCGCCTGTAGCGCTGTACAGGCTGCATTCGTTTTTTTGATAAGGTATGTTGCTGGTGTTTCCGGTAAGGGTAAGATAGTTCATTATCCGCGTGTTGTTAGCGGTTTTGGGCAGGCTAAACTTATTGGTGTAACTTGCCTGGCGGTTGTCTAAGCTGTTAAGGTCGTTTACCTGGCGGGTTTGTGCTATCACGGTATTGGGCGACAAATCAGCCACCGAATCGTTTATGTAGAGAATTAAAGACAAACGTTTTTAGGGTTTTAGCAGAAATATTTTTTGTCGGAAGTCAGAGGTCGGAAGTCCGAAGTCCGAAGTCGGAGGTCCGATGAAGGGTATGAGTAAGCATTCCCCTCCTGCGGAGGGGTGCCCGCAGGGCGGGGTGGGTGTACGGTTTTCAGTCTCAGTTTTCAGGTCGGATGTCCGGAGTCCGATGATGGATATGAGTGAGTAACTTTGCACGAGGCGTAAGCCGAACTGGCGCAGCAAACCACAAACCATAAACTGTTTCGTCATGGCGAGCGAAGGTACGGAGCGCGGCCATCTTTTTCAGTCTCAGTTTTCAGTCGCAGCTTCAATCACAGTTTTAAGTTAGGAGTAAGCAACTGAAAACTGTGACTGCGACTGTAAACTATTTTCTTGTCAGCTTTGCATACGCTGCTTCCACTTCGTTTTGGGCTTTTATCTGTGCCAGCAGGCTAAATATTTCGGCATACGGTTTACGGCCCAAATCATAAGGGTATTGCCCAAAGGTTTTGCCCAGCTGAATCAGGGGCAGTGTATCGCTAAAGGCGTTTAGCTTATCGGCACCTGCCATGTGCCACAGGTGGCTGTCGGTGCTAAGGGTGTGCAGCAGCTTGGTTTCGGTAGCTATAAGGCGTTTAAACTCGGAAATCAAAAACGTGCGTGCGGCAAAGTACTCCGCCACCCGAACGTTGTAAAACTGCCTTTCGGTAACGCCAAAGCACACACTAAAGAGCTCCTGCACTTGTGGCCAACTGTTTAGTTTGCCCAGCAGGCGGATGCAGTACTTTACATTGGCATACGGCATTTGCTGCAGGTTCAGGGTTTTGCCGGCAAAGCTGTTTTTGGGCGGGAGCGTTTCCAGCCAGGCATCGTACAAGGTGGTATCGGGCAGGCGTGCGTAGTATTTTATGCGGATGTTTTTCATTTTATTGTGGATGCGTGGATTTGGTTATACGGTTATTTGGGGGCTTACTCTTATGTTTTGTAACACAGAGCTACACGGAGAAGGCACAGAGAAACACGGAGTTTTTTCACAAAGTAACCCTAAGAAAACTGCTCTTTAGCGTACACAAAACATTCCTTCGGAATGAGAGAAGAAAGCAGAGCGTTACGTGGGAGTGAGCAACTTTGCACGAGGCGTAAGCCGAACTGGCGCAGCAAACCATAAACTAGAAACCGTTTCGTCATGGCGAGCGGAGGCACGGAGCGCGGACATCTTTTTAAGTTTTCAGTCTCAGTCTCAGTCTCCGTTCACAGAGGTTTTAACCCAAAGATTTTCAAAGCAAGCGCAGAGATTCCCAAAGTTTTTGTTCTGAGGTAAGCACGCAAAGCATTCCTGCGGAATGGGAGGAGAAAGCAGAGCGGTACGTAGGAGTGAGTAATTATAAACTACAAACCATAAACGTTTCGTCATGGCGAGCGGAGGTACGGAGCGCGGCCATCTTTTTTAACACAAAGCACACCAAGTTTTTTCACGAAGTTATACAAAGGGTTTTAATTCAATAGCGCGGATTTATTTCACCAGTTCGGGCAATGCCCTTGAGTGTAATCTTTACATCATACATTAAGGCACGGATTGCAAATCCGCGCCATGACAGGCGCAAGGGGAGATTGAGACTCCATGCCCTTAGTACATTCCGCAGGAAAGCTTTGTGTGCCTTAAACACTAGTTTTTCTCAGTGTTACTTTGTGAAAAAACTTGGTGTGCTTTGTGGTAAAATCTCTGATCATCTCTGTGTTACAAAAAAATATAAGATGGCCGCGCTCCGTACCTCCGCTCGCCAAGACAGCCGCAAGGGGAGTCTCAGTCACAGTTTTCAGTGTTTACTTGTGGATGTTGAGTAACATGTTGAAGTGGCATACCGAGTAGAAGAATTTAAAGAGAGTAAGAAGGTTTTATAGTTCTATAAGTTATTTGAGTTGATTTTTAAAGTATATCTTGTTCGAGAAACTAAATAATCATATCATCACTAATATTACTTAGTAGCGCTATGATTATTTGTCTAATTTTTTGGCTTCATCAGCTATACGGTTAATGACGCTTTCGTGTTTTTTATCTCCGATTAAATGTAGGTAGTGATTATTTCTCGATGGGTCATCGATTACAATAAGCTTGTTAATCAAATCTGTAGCTTTGTTTAAGCTGAACATTGCTGAAAATAATTTGCTTCTGAATTCCTGATGGGATAAATGTTTATTTCTTTTAGATTTCTTAATCTCCCGATCACTACAATAATAGTACAATATCGCTTCTTCTTCCTTTAGATAATCAGATATAATCTTTGTAATTTGTATTAGAACTTTAGAGTCATTATTGATATCATGAACAGCACTATCAGTTTCAATTACTATATCAATTACAGGTAGATTTATTTCTTCAGGAAGTTTTTCAGGTGAAAATACTGTAAACTTTATAAGGTAATTAATACCTTCGTCGGTAGTATATGGAATTAAGCTGTCTTCAGCCATTTATAGGCATATTTATTTAGCTGGAAAAAAAGTATCCCATTTTTCTCTTAATTCTCTTTGAGATGCTTCTTTGTCAGCTTGTAATTCTCGTACGAATTCAAGTAGTCTAGAAGAAGGTTCTGAAATATGTAAAACGGTTGTTTTCATAACAGTAGCAAAATTAATCACAATTACATTCCCTCTATTAAAAAAGCTATATTATTTATTTATGGTGTAGCTTCTTTTTATATCAATTCTTTTAGTTTGTGTTTTATTATTATTTGTTCCTAATCAATCTTCTGTATACTTTATTATTATTAATCTCCCTGTCTTCTCATCGAAACTCTTTTACTACATCACACAAGGGCAACCAACAACTAACAACCAAAAACCATCAACCCACCCGCACCCTTGCCGAATAATCTTTACGCAGTGCAAACCAATAGCGCATCATAATGCTGTCCCATTCGTCCGGACTGCGGCCTATGAGTTCCTTAACGCGGTCTTTGGGGATAATGCCCTGTTTTCCGTCGCGGTCTATGTCTTTTAGTTTTACCTGTTCCATTTCTTCGGTAACGGTTTGCATAAGGGTGGGGTCGTGGCACAGTTCGCCTGTTTGCCGATTGGTTATCATTTCGGCCATTTTAATGCTGCACTGGCTCTTAAGGTTGTCAAAGTTGGGTTTAACGTAAGTGTCGCCCTGGCGCATTTCCAGCGGAGCCGAATTGTTTACAAAACCCTTGCACCGCAAAAAATCGACCACCCCGCCGCCCACCCCGTCTTCGTCGGCTACAATATTGCTCAGCGGAATGCCGTATTTGGATTGCAAAATTTTGGCCCTGCCCACCACTTCATCCAACCCCGAACGGGCTATGGCATAGCGGGCAATGCACACCCAGCCGTGCCATACGCGAAACACGGTTTTATCCCTGCCCTTACGCGCTACGTCTATGGTCATGTACTTAACGCCCTGCGGGGTAAGGTGTGCGGGGTTAAAATAATCGGTTATGGCATCGTGGTCTATAAGCGTGGCGGGGTCGTCGTCGTACTCCCAGTTGCCGTAATACAGGCGCTCCCTACTGTTTTTATCGAGCCGTAAAAGCGACTGTAAGTAGCTGGGGTGCAGGTGCGGATTATCTGCCGGAAGGCTCTGTATAAACCTGCGGTAGGCAGGGAGGTTGCCCTCGCGCCAGTGCTTGTAAAACTCCTTGTACGCCCAGTTTTTTACAGGGTTGCAACTGCCCAAAAGTTTGGGTATCAGGCCAAAATCGGTGAGTTTGTAGCGTATGCGGCTCTTTACAATTTGCCATGCCTGATAGGCCACCTGGCTGCATTCGTCTATAAAAGCACCGGTAATTTCCAGCGAACCCAGGCTGTCAAAATTTGGGTCGGATGGGTAATGGAACAGGTCTTTCAGCAATATCTGGCTGCCGTTTTTCCAGTGGATAATATTTTCGGTGGGTTTGTAATGAAACTGCGGACTCAGCTTGAGCATGGTGGCCAGCTCAAAGAAGGTATTAAGCGTGGTTTCCTTCAGGGTTTTGAGCTTGCTGCGCCCCATAAGCCAGCGCGAACCGGGGTATTTTTGGCACATTTCCATAAGCCAAAGGCAGCCCAGGGCACTTTTGCCGCCGCCTGCCGCCCCGCCGTACAGGAGTTCTTCGGTAATGTTGTCTTTAAGGTACCAAATGGCGTGTTGTTGTTTAGGCAGTAGCTTCATCATCCTGCAGCGGATTGTGGCCCTCGCCCAAATTTAGCGTTACCCCGCGTGGGGTGTCGTAGGTATCGTCGCATTTTTCGTTCCACTGCTTGGGGTTGCGGTTGCGCAGCCAAAACTGCTGGCTCCTAAAATCGGCCGGAATGTGTTTTTCTACCTCCACTATTTCCACGTGTTCTTTCTCTACGCGTTTGCCGTTTTCGTCGTAATACACCTCCTTGCATTTTATGGCCTGCTTTACGGTAATGATCCGGTCTAGCGTGGCCTGGTAGAGTGATGCCGCCACTTCTATATCGGCGGTTTTTTTGCCGCGCACAAGGGCGTCTTTAAACTCGGGGTACTGTTTTTTCCAGTTGAGTACGGTATCGCGGCTTACGCCAAAACACGCCGCCAGTGTGGCATCTGTAGCGCCCAGCAGGCAGAGTTTTTGGGCCTTATCGGCATACTCGGGTTTGTATAGGGTGTTCTTGGTTTTCCTGGGTACCGAAGCAGGGGTTACTGCTTTCATGGTGGTGTGGTTAGGGGAATATTGGTAAATAAAAAGCCTCAATTAGTTTGAGGCTTTGTTTATAGGTTTAGAATTTGTAAAGTTTAAGGTTGGTAATATTATAGGCTTGAATCCTGCTGTTAGGATAAAATTTGACACGAACGTTCTAATGTATGGGAAAACAATTGCCGGTGCGCTAAATCTAAAGAATTGATTTGTTTCGATACTATCTTCTTTTATTTGTATGCCTTTTGCTTCAAAGTGACCTATAAATTCAAAGTTTAGTTCGATTGATTTGTCTTCATTTTGTAGAAATACTTTAAAAAGTATCCCAAAATAATTCTTGTCATCGTCTTTAACAATATGGGTAAAGTTAACTTTGAATGACGTATCTGTTAACTCGTGAGTTTGCCAAAATTTTTGGTCAATATGGAATTTCAAATCTGCTAAATGGAAAGAATCCAACCTTAGTGAAGGTTGTACTTCTGGTTCGAAATTATCTAACATGCTACATCAACGGTATAATCGAAAACTTCAATTTCTTGGAGGTACACTATTTCTTTCTCAGACGTCGATAATGTACACTCGCTGATTTGGACAGGTTGGAATTCTCCCGAATAGAATAATTCTAACTGTTCTTGCATTTTGTCGAATCGATACCAAGCCTCGACTTCAGCATCGCTAAATGAGTTTAACAATTCATCAAATTTCTTTTCAAGTTCTTTGATGTTTAAGTTACTTCTTGACATTTTAATTACATTTTTCTTTTAATAAATGTGGTGCAAAGTTAATTATATTCTCGTTGTCAAATAAAACTATCTGCACCCTTTTTTTGTAAAACAAAGGAGTAATGTCTGAATAAGTTCTTGAATTACTGTTTTTTGGCAAATCATCAAATATTATACCCTTTATACCCAATTTATTCCAAACCTTGTCCGCTAAAAACTTATTAACGTTGCGTAAATTGATGTCCTCTTTTGTTTTAGTTGCTAAATATCTTCTTGCTTTTTCTATTTGATTCGCAAAAAAATAATATTCTTCTTCATTGAAAGAAGCATTAAGAATTTTATTTTCATCAATATTTGCCTTATAAATGTCATAAAACCCAGTCTTTCTTTTAGAGTCACTTCCCCAATTATGAGCAAATTCTAATTCAACCCAAAAATAATATCCCATACCAAGCCAAGCGTTAGATCTGCGACATTCTATCGGTGATGTTAAAGGTTTAGCCCAAGATTCTTGAGTGTGATATGCTATTAGGTACTCATTAGAGTTAATATTAACTCGTTGCATTGTAAAGGTAATAAAGGGTTGGTTTATTCGTGTTAAATACAATATAATAAAGTGCAAATAAAAGAATTTTTTTATAACACCAGTGTTTTAATTGCATTTTCTTTGGAATTGCACGCCTGCTCACGTAACTCTTTCTTGGCAGCTTCTTTATCAGCCTGAAGTTTACGGGCAAACTCTAATAATCCTTTAGACGGATTGGTAATATGTAATGTGGTAGTTTTCATATTTACTGCAAATATATAAACTTTCTTTTAAATCTGTATTAGGAGTTGGATGTTTATCATCTTTAAATCTTCCTTAATAGCTTAATGTACAATTAAGTACAGCAATATCTGTACCAATACTACATACAGCACCTCCTGCATCAGCATTAACAGCTAATGCAGGAGCTACCATATAAAATTTTCCAGTATGTCAAAGAACACGAGTAGTCTTAAAGTCGAAAGTCAAAGGTCGAAAGTCAAAAGTCAAAAGTCTTAAAGCTGACAACCAACAACCATCAACCAACAACCATCAACTGTTATTCCACTTCCTGCGCAGGTTGTTGCTTACGTTAAACTCACCCCTACACATAAAATCATCGTGGCGTCGGCGGCTTTCGTCTGCTGCGGCAAGGCAGCGTTCTTCAAAGTAATCGCGAAAAAAACTCAGCACCTTAGGTATGCTCAGGCTTTCGTAAAACTCCCCGTACTGCCCCGCTATTATACGGCGAAACAGGTAGGTGAGGTCGCTCATTTTTAACGACGGGTATAGCGTAATAACCTCCTGCGCACACAGGTCTATCTGGTCTTCGGTCATGGGTTTGTTAAGGTTCAGCAGGTCGTTTAGGTACACCAGCCAACCCATAACCAGGGCTTGCGAAAACCCCCTGCCCTTTTCCCGGCTTATGGCCGCCAGGGTAGGGGCACGGGTGTTCATGGCGGTGGTAATATCGGGTAGCTTACCGGCGTGCTTAAGGCAGTTTGCCGGTCCGTAAACGCTCAGCAATTTTTCGTTTGAAAGCGTCGCTATACTGTACCCTGCTTTGTCCGGCAGGTGGTTTGTTTCCATGCTCTGGAGTTAATGCAAATAGCCCTTTCCAGCCCTTGCCCATGCTTTGGTGCAGTATGGCTATGGCGGTGGTTTGGCAGGCATTGCTTAGGGTGGCCAGCTCCCGCAGGGCTGCCTGTTCGCTCTCCGGGCTGCGGTAGGGGCGATGGTGTTCGGTTTGGCGGTAGCGTTTCCAGGCGGTCCACTGGGTGGCAAACTCTGGTCCGGCAAACGGTGGCACCACATGGCCGATAGCCACAGCAACATCGGGTTTTTCTCCCATACCCTCTTTTCCGTTTTCATGTTCATTTATATTTTCATTTTCATATTCACTTTCATTTTCTAAAGGCTTTTTCTGGGTTAGGTTTTGGGTTTTTATTGGGTTTTCTTCTTTTATTTCTGTTTGATGGTTATTAGATGTATTATCTTGTTTGTTACCAGTGGTTTTACCCTTTGGCCTGCCGCCTTTTTTACCGTTTTCGGTTTGTTTACGTTTGTAATCGGCACGGCGGCTGCGTTCTTCTTCCAGGCGGACGTTGGTTAAAAAACCCGTTTCAGATTCTATAAACTTAATAGCCACGGCCTGCCAAAGGGTTTCCCAACCCGAACCCAAAATTAACCCAAGCCTGTCTTTTGGGATTTTTCCGTGTGCCCACTGATAACTCAGCAGCGTAATGTATATACCCCGCTCGGCCATGGTAAGGTGCATTACCCCGGTTAAGAAATCTTGTGCGTAAAACGGAAATGCAGGATCTTTCATTGGGTTGGTATTTGGTTAGGGGGTGTCAGTCTCAGTTTTCAGTGTCAGTTTTCAGTTTTCAGGTCGGATGTCCGAAGTCCGAAGTCCGATGATGGGTATGAGTAAGCATTCCCCTCCTGCGGAGGGGTGCCCGTAGGGCGGGGTGGGTTTTACAGTTTTCAGTACCAGTTTTCAGGACGGAGTAAGCAACTGCAAACTGCGACTGAAACCTTAAACTAAAAACCTACACCCTCACCAGGTTATCTACAATCACGTTGTTGTACGTGCCTTTGCTGCCGCTAATGTGGAATTCCAGCTCGGCTACATCGCCGGGAAGCAGTTCCTGCAGCAGGTCTATTTTGGTGCCCAGTGCGCTGGGGTAAAACATACGTCCGTTTTCCTGCTCAAAATGCAGTTGCTGCACCGCAGTGCCCAGTTTGGTGGTTTTTACATCGCCTATGGCGGTTATAATGCCTTTTATTTTGTAATTCAT